GTTCCTCCTCCCTGCTGGCCTGAATGACTTCCAGCAGTTTCACGAACGAGGTCATAATGACCGGGACCTTGCGGTCGAGCAGGTGGTTTGCAATGCAGGCCGCCGCGTAGCTCTTCCCGGTCCCTACGTCGCCCCAAAACAGAAGCCCCTGGTTCTTCTCCAGCATGAGGTCGAACTTCTCCGCATACCGCAGGCAGAGCTTCAGGTTCCTCTCGTTGTACTTGGTGGGCTTGAAGTGCTCAAAGGTGGCGTAGGAGAACTTTTCATCCATGAGGCTTGCCTTTTTCAGTGTTCGGATTCGCTCCATGTCCTCGGCCGCCTGCTCCTCTCTCTTCTGCTGCTCCTCAATCTCCCGTTCGCAGCGGCACATCGTAGCGACCTTGAGCTGTCTGGTGTGCTCCGGGTTCTCTGGTGTCGGATCAGCAAAATCCATGATCCGCTGTTTTGCTTCCCCACACTTCCCGCACATCAGCAGGCCATCCGGCCCTACATAATCCCCGGGGTTCCTGACCTGCTTGCTCAAGCCACGGGCTGCGATGTTCTTCATAAATTCATAAGTGTTGAGCATACCTTCTGCCATCAGGTATCTTCACCCCATTCTTCAAACGGATTTGTCTTCGCTGCTCCCGGGTCTTCCTGTGGCTTCTCCCTTTTGGGGAGGTAGTCCAGAAACGGGAGGCTGTCACTCAGGAAAGTCTTTGGGTGCTTGATGTACTCCTTCTCCGTCTTCCTTCGCCGGCAATCTATCGCATAGTTCTTAGCTGCCTCAAGTAACTCGGCATCGGAGTACCCGTCCTTCCGACGGGTTTGGTACTTCTTGTATGCCTCGCCCTTCCCGATCTTCCGAGGGTATGCCTGCCAGAACTCCTCGAACGCCGGTGCATATCTCGGTTCCTCCGGCTGTGCTGGTGCCTCCGATCCCCCATTGCTGCCCCACAGAGCCTCCTGGTCGAGACCGTCATTCTTTTTGCCAGCGGCACCGGCCCGCGTCTTCTCAGACCGTTTGCCCTGCCGGTACTCAGCCTTTCGCTTCGCATCCTTTTCCCGGCGTTCAATGGCCTTGTACCATTGTTCCTGCCATTGGTCCCAATCGTGGATATACAGGACGCCCGGCTCCGGCTCATCCATCCATCTGGTCTTGACGAGCGTGTCAACGATGTCAACTTTCAAGCCGCTGACTAGCTTGACGCTGAACGCCTCCAAAACATCCTCCCGGTCGGCGCTCATCAGCTTGCCGTACTTGTCGGCGTTGTTGAGACCCCATATCCAAAGCGACACCAGGATTCCCAGGGCCTCCTCTTGTGTGCAGCCGATTTCTTTTGCCAGTTCCCGGAGCTTACCCCCTATCACGTTGTCGTGTACGCTGACCCATGCCATTTCATCACCTGCCTTCGTGGCGGCCGGGCCGCCAGTTCACGATCCATTACTCGGCAGGCTCTTCCTGGCTACCACCATCTTCCGACACAGGTTCAGGGCTGGCCTGCTCTGCCCGCTTCTCTTCAGCCAAACGCATGATTTCGCTGACCACCTGATTGTAGACAGACACAGGCATCCCATTCGTGGATTCATACCCATGCTGCTCGACCATCTCCTTCAGGATCTTGTTCGCATCGCCCCCCAGGTGTTCCTTTGCCATACGGAACAGGGACTGCCGCTGCTCCTGGGAGATCGGCGGGTCAGGCTCTTCGTCCGGGGTAATGACCTCACCGGTCTCAGGGACTACCGTATAAGAAGCGGGAATTGCGCCAGAAGCGATCATCTCCTCCTCGGAGTATAATCCCTCATAGTCCTTCGGGAACGCCTCTCTGACGCACTGGCTGGTAGCCACCTTGCAGATCATGGTCGCCGGCTTGGACTTCCAGTTCGCTTGGCCCTTGTCGTACTCGGAGAAAGAGACCTCCTTGAAAGCTGTTCTCTCCTGCCCGTTGCGGTTGAAGTGTACCCGGCACCATCCGCCAATCAACTGTTCGCCGGGGTACAGGCAACAGCCTTCCTTTTGAATGACCTCCCCGTTGCGAAGGACCACTATGCCGTCCTCCTTGCACAGATAGTCCGGGTGCTCATACGCTCTCCGTAGATATGCCCCCTTACCGACCACCATCTGCGCCGGGTCATTCCCGAACTTGATACAGTAAACTTCCCCAGCAACGAGGGGGTTCAGCTTCTGCATCTTGCAGGTGTTCATAAAGAAAACAATTTCCTGGTCGGTGATCTTATCGGGATTTCCTCTGACCAGGTAACGCTTCACGAACTGGAGGTCCAGTTCAACGTGGGTTCCGAGAACATCATAGCTCACGCAAAGGGCGTTCTGTTCGGCCTTGCTCAATGCCATTGTGGGTGCCATCTTGGCTAACCTCCTCATTTTTTCGATTATGCTCGGACGCTGATGCTGACCGAATCCCGGTACTGGACGCCCGGAATCTGGATCGTTCCCTTGGACTCCTTGATGAGCCGCATGACCGCTTTGACATCGACCGGCCGGATCTCCACTCCTTCAAAGGAAACGGGGACCTTCGAGCTGTCGATGCTGACGATCTCCCAGGTCTTGCTCTGGCTCACTCCAGCCGCCTTCGGGGTCTGCGCCTGGATACTGCCGCTGATGGACACCCCTTCCATCACCTCTGCCTCCACCATAGCGAACTCGGCGCCGGCGGTGTCTCCGGCAGCCTCTGCCCGGGCAGCCTCCTCCAGCTTTCGGTTCATTTCCTGCTCGGCCAGCTTCCGCATGGCCTCCTCCTGTGCCCGGCGCTTCCGCTCCTTCTCCATGGAGTAGTCCCCCATCTTGCCTTTCAGGATCTTCTCCGCAGCCTCCAGAGGGTCAAGCATCTCCTTCTTGTGGGCCAGGACCTCATCATAGGCCGCCTTGGCGTTCACGCGCATCGGCTCCCAATAGTCCTTCACCTTCTTCTGCATCTTCTTGACTGCCTTCGTGAGATCGCCGGCCGCAGCGTATTCGGCGTCATTGGTGACAGCCACACTGCTGGCCTGCTTTTCAATCAGGCTGGCCTCCTGGGTCAAGGTGTCCTCCGGTGAATCGAGGACGAGGGCGTTGCTGCCTACGATTGCGAGGTTTTCGTTCATTTGCTACACATCCTTCCTTAATAATCTGTAACTTTACGATACAACACCTACCGCCTAAGTCAATGGAATTTCGTATTTTAGTAACATTTTTTCGCAATCTTCA